ACCATCCTGCATTCCTAGAGCAGATTCATACAAAGCTCTTACCTCGGGATCAACCAACATTGGAGAATCCATTAAAACTTCATTACCAAAAATATTAGTGTCACCTTTTTGTAAATCAAACATCTCTCTACTTTTATCAAAACCATAACCACTATATAATTGATCCATAGGATCACCTTGATAAAAATCTGATATTTCTGAAGGTGTCATTCTTTCTGAAGCTCCTTTTATTAAATCTATTCCTAAACCTACAGGATCCAACAAACCAAGCGCCACATCTGAAAAAGATAATTTAGTTGTTCCATCTTCAACACTTTCTTCTGTTGATGTAGGATCACTTATATCTCCACTTGCAGCCGCAGCCGCAATTGCAGCAGCTAAAGCTTCTTCTTGTCTTCTTTTCTCTAATAGGTCTTTGCCAGGAGTGCCAATAGCATCAGCTAAACTAGCAAGTCCTGTTCTATCCACACCACCTTGCATCATTCTTAAACCTTCACCTGCACTTATCATTAGTTGTCCCCTGTCATTATGGTTGATTTCATCTGTTTTATACCGTCTTTTGCAAGCGATACACTAGCTCTCATTTTGGCATGGTCATCATTCTGTTCAAGCTTGTCTTGTGCAATTTCTTTTGCTTGCATCATTTTAGCTCTTTCTAAGTTTAATTTGTCCTCTGCTTCTTCTTGTCGAGCTTGTTCTTCTCTTGCTTTAAGATCTAACTCTCTGTCTTTTAATTTAAGTAGAGGGTCGTTTTCAACCTGGCTAAGCACTTCTTTTTCTGCTTCTGCATAGTCATCAGTAAATTCTGCAATCAATTGTGCTTTTCTTGCCTCTGCTCTCATTCTTAAATTAGTTTCTTGGTCAAAAATCTTTTTTATTTCTGGATTTTGTTGCATTTGTTGTTGTAACTGCGGATTTTCTTGAGCTTGTTGTAGTAAAGGTTGTATTTGTTGTTTTAATTGCTCTAATTGTTGGTTTTCTTCCATGAATTCTAGTTCTACCTGTTCTTGTGCCATTAAAAGTATGTGCTCCATGCAGTTTTGCTGCAATGTAGCCATGGCTTGTGGGTTATTTCTAACAACCATCGTGCCCATAAATCTTAAATGTGATTTCATGTGTGCTTGGTGGTTCTGTTTTGGAAAAGCTTGTATCTTTTTACCGTTTAGCGCCATGATATTCTCTGTCGCTGGGTCCATGGCCTGTGGTTGTGGCGGTGGTGGCAGCAATTGATCGATATCTTTGACCCCAAGTGCCTCATACATGTGTCTGTAGGCATGATAAATGTTGTGCATCTGTGGATTTGTCATTGCAATCTGCATTTCTGCTTGTGCAACACTAATTCTTTGCGTTTGCGAAAAGATATTTGGGTCTGCGACAGGTATGATATCTACTTTTGCATCAAAATCTGTCTTAAATATTTGGTTTTGACCACCCACAACGTCGTATGGATATAGATTTGGTAGATACGTAACAAAGTTTTCAGCTAAAAGGTTAAATTCTGTCTTCATAGCTGCATATAAACGCTTGTGTATGGCTGACATAACCCGCGATCCACGCTCCAAGAGCGCAACTGTCGTGCCCACTGCTGCACTTTGATTGCCGTCGCCCACTTGCATATCAGCAATGCTCGCGAATCTCTGACCTGCTTGCACAACTACACCCATTAATTGCAATAATGTAGCGTCTGGTCCTTTAAACGGTAAAGGCATAAAGGCATCTCTAAGATTTCCACCAGGTGCATCAACGTCACGGAACTCGCCCGGCTGCAACGGTTGAGCTTCGTCTCTGACCCTGATGCCTCGCATCTTGAATCCGGCCGGTAAGTTTGACAAGGTGCCGGCGTCTAAGAGCTGTCTTAGTGCGGCTGTGGCAGTTCGTGATAAACCGCCAATCATGTGGATTAGGCCGAACCCGTAGAAACCGAGTCCTGGTAGAAATTTAAAGTGGACGAAGTAATCCTGACGTTTTTTAGTCTGATCACTTTCTTTCCAATTTCGTTTGATAGATAAAACTTCTGCTGTGTCCTCTTTGACTGTGACAATGTATGGAAACTTAACACCAGTTGATTCGTTTGTTTTTGGATCAATGTCCTCGTATCCTGGTATTTCTAAATGAACGTGTGCTTCCAAAACAGAACAAACGTCGTCTGCTTTTGTTTCAACGCCGCCCATTTCATCTTTTGCTTCTTCAATATCATTTTTGTTATAAACACCCTCATCACTCATTTCGACATCTTTAAATATTCCAGCCAACTGATGTTGTCTAATATCGTTGGTTGTCATTTTTATTTTATGAATAATTGTTTCTGTGTCATCTAGTGATGTTGATGTGTATGGCACGTACAGATCTTCTGCAGGTACAAATTTAGAAACGCTACGTGCTAACATTGCATCGTAGTAAACTTTTTTGAAGGTAGAACCAGATAGTGGTAAATTAAATAACATTTGATCAAACTCTGGTTCGTATTCTTTCATGTTAACCATGAGTTGATAATTCATAAATTCTTTTACACGGTGTGCTTGTGAAACTTTTTCTGATGACTCTAATCCTAAAATCTGTGTTCTCACTGGTCCTGTTGCAGGCATAAGTTCTTTGTAAGCCAACGCTTGAAACTGTGTGACTGCTTCTGCGAGCACTGGGTGCGTTGCACCAGATGCGCCTTGAAAAGGTTCTGATCTATCTTCATATTTAAAACCAAGTAAGTCTAAACCTTTTTTATAAGTTTGCTCCCACTCGTTTCTTGACGAAGCGCACTCTTCATACATCTCTAAAACTTCTGATGCTATTTCTACAAGATCACCATCTTCCATAAACTCAGCAAGGTTTGACGTGTGCATCTCAGCACCCTCCATCGCTTGTGCTTGTGGATCAAAATCAACAATGGCCCCACCATCTTGCAACATCTGAATTTCAGCATCACCTGTTGGATTTAAATCTTCTGCCTGTAATTCTACTTCTTCTGGTAAAATTTCTTTTGGCATTTTTACGTCATTGTTTTTTTCTATGGCCATTACTTACTCCTGTATAATGTTCCCATGCCTTGTGACATCGGTCCTCCTTCTGGTGGCACTAAACCGCCTAAATTAAACTGTGGTTGCGATCCACCAGCTTTAAATAATCTTCTTATTAACTCTTCTCCAAGTTCAGGCTGAGTTTTTATCAACGCTTGTAATTTTTCATTATCGTCTAATAGTATAGCTCTAAATCTTTCATAGTCGACTAATTTCATCATGGCACCTTTCATAGCTTCGTTGTACCTAGGTGAATCTTGCACCATGTCATACAAAGAATCTAATCGTTCAAGTGAAACTCCTTCATTTCTTGAAACGTTTTTAATTTGTTCCATGTCACCCACTATGTCAGATCTGTGTCCTGTTTGAAAAGGACCTGTCTTAACCATTTCTTTTTCAAGCCGTGGATTTATTCTTCTTAGTAGTCCTATTATGCCACCTTTGACTGCTCCAACACGACCACCCTCTGCTTGCTTTGTTCTTTTTAAAGTAGATCTTAAAAGTTCTAATGCTGCAGAAGGATCTTCGCCAGCGTCAATCATTCTATTAAAGGTTTCTATCGCTTCTCCAAACTGAGCTTGTTCTGCTTTTCCGATTTCCACCATGGCTTTTGTTTCTGCTTCCATTTGTTTCATATTTTGAAGTATCGCATCAGTTTCATCAGTCGCACCTTTTATAAGATCATCTATTTGTTCTCCAGGTCCTTGACCCAGTCTCTCCATCATTTCAGTTACAAAGTCCTCTTTGTCTCCAGGAATTGTTTCTCTGTTAGAAACAAAAGCTCTCACGCTATCATCGTCAAATGGACTCATGCGTTTTGGACTACCCGCTTCGTAACCTTCGTTTGCTAGGTCAGCAATCGCTTCTCTAATTTCTGTTTCAGTCTTACCTGTTTGTTTCATCATTCGATTAATCAACGGCATGTCTGCTATGGTTTTTTCATAAAGACTGTCTTGCACTGCTTTACCTTCTATAAGTATTCCTTCGTCAGTTATTCTTGTGCCTTCTTCTAAAATACTTGGAGGTGTGTCATAAACTTTTTTACCTTGAATAACTGTGTCACTCATCTCGCCATAGTTTTTACCATACAACGAACTGTCACCTGGTCCACCCGGCATATCCGTGAGCCGTTCTCCAGTATCATTTATTCTTGTGTAACGATCCGCGGCGCCTGGTCCACGTCTATTAAAACTAAGTGGGTGCGCTTGTAATCTATCACTGCTCATGTAGCGCGACTCAAGAAGGTTGACAAGATCATCCATCTTCGACTCACCTTCTCTGTAAAATAATTTTTCTAACTCTGGGGTTCTGTCGTCAATAATTCTAAAAGCTTCTTTAACTTCAACATCTCCAAACTCGTCAATTAAATTTTGTGCAAATACTTTTTCTGGTTTAGCTACTCCCTCTGCTGCACCTTTTGTTTTAAACAAAGAGGCAATGCCTTCAATCGCTTCTGATAAAAGTTTTTTCTTGACCATTAATAATACGTCCTCTGTTGCTGTGGCAACGCTTCATCCTCGTAATCGTCTGGGTGATCTATGAAGCCACCTTGTCTAAATCTCATTACGGCTTGAGTCATGCTATCCACTAAGTCATCATGTTCACCTAGTGGGAATGCAGCGCACTCCTCTATAACCTCTTCAGCGAATTCGCGGTCCGGTGCCCAAATCATCCCTGACTCGAACAGTGGTGCCACGGCATTCACTCTTGTATGTTTATCATTTCCCTTGCTTGGTGTAAAGTTAATAACTGGTATGCCCAGTTTGCGCATTTCGTACGTTAATGGCAGTCCACTAGCTTTTGCCTCAATAATCACAGATTCTGGTTTCCAATAGTCATATTGTTCTTTAGCCACTCTACGCAGTTCTGGGAACTCGTATCTGTCTTTTATCATATCAACTAAAATTAAACTTGGAGCGCTGTCCTCGTCCTTTTGAAAGACACCCCAGGTTGTGATGGCGCTGTAGTCAGCTGTTTCTTTTTTCATAAAAGCTGTGTCGTATGATTGTATAACATGCATCAAAGGTGGCAGCTCGTCCTTTTCCCACACTTGCCACCACTCACGTTTTATAATACTGCCCTCTTCTGCTGTTGGGTTTTGCTGGTATTGTGCGTTCCATTTTTGTATACTTACGGATGCCTTCACAGCCTCTAACTCTTCTACTCTCCAATATCCTGGCCAGGTTGGTATTCCAGACGGTAAAATTGCAGGAAACTCGATTACTTCCCATTGATCTGCTTTCGGCTCTTTTTGTGCACGCTGTAGTTTACCTGTTAGGTCAGCTACATTCCATCTAGTCATAACAAGAATAATTCTACCACCAGGTTGCAAACGTTGCCGTGGTCCTGATGTATACCACTCATAGACTCTATCGTATGAAGCCATGTTCATCGCATCTTGCTCCGAGTGCGGGTCATCAATAATTAAGAGGTCTGCACCACGACCAGTGATCGATCCGCCGACACCAGCTGCATAATATTCACCGCCTTGATCCGTCTCCCATTTACCGGCAGCCTTTGAGTCTTCTCTGAGTCTGGTGTTAAATATTTTTTTATAATCATCTGTGTCCATCAACGACTTCGCTTTACGACCAAACCGTACAGCAAGTTCTGCGTTGTTGGTTGCTTGAATGATTTTTAAATCAGGTTTGTTACCGATCATCCATGCAGGTAAGAAGTTTGATGCAAATTCAGACTTTGTGTGTCTTGGTGCCATGTTAATAATTAAACGTTTTAAATCACCATTGGCTACACGATTAAATTTATCAGCCATTATTTGATGATGCTTACCTTCTATAAATTCAGGCCACATGTATTTTACAAAAGTTAAAAAGTCATCACGGATCGCCTGGTCTTTTTTCTTTTCATCCAGGAGCAGCATTGTGCGTAGATATTCTTTCTTCGCGTCTGATGGTAAGTTTTTTATTTGTTCTGGTGTTAGCATTTGAAAAATTTTTCTAAAAAATTTTTGCACTTATGTTTTTAAAAGTGAAAACGAATTTAGCACGTATTTAAGTCTAGATCAAACATATACGTGACACATTGGGACCCCTCTATATACAAATCCGGGGTGCCCGGGGGGTGTCGCAAGTCTACAAGCTGGGCTGTTTTGGGTCCTACTTTTCTTTAAGTGCGCAAGGCCGCAAGGCCGCAAGTCGAGGTCTTACAGATATATCTACCATGCCTCTACTTGTCTAATTCACTAGAGAGAAACCACTAGCACTTGCATTAACAACTACTAACTCTGGTTCTTTATCGTCTAGCTTTATGTTATTCATAGCTTGTGAAAGTCTTGTCTTGGTCTGTTCACTTACTATGG